TTCCTCTTTTTCTAGCATTTTCTAACACAGCCTCCGGTATCTTGCTATCCATAGGGAACACCCTACTTAATATTTTAGTGACTGATTTCATTTAGTACACCTCCTATATATTCTTCAATTTCACTTACCAATACATCAATGACATCTTCTATTCCACTAGTTTCTTCAAGAACTTGTAATTTAGTTTCTAGGAAATTGTCATCATTAAAAGTTATATCTTGACTATGATTATAGTCCCAACCCCAAACTAACTTTCTATTTTTAAGTATAGGCAAGTAGCCTTTAAATGTTATTCCTCCGTGGGGATAAACATTTATATCTTCATCAGGGTCTTTATCTTCTAACATTGATGGCACTTCTATATAAGAGCAATACCAAATACCCCACTTTTTATTAGTTGGATTATACAAACCATTTTTAACGATATAATATTTTATTCCATCTATCATACCATTTGAGATAACTTCTTGTAGTCTTTTTTCTTTACTCATCATTATCCTCCTTTAAAACTAGTTTTGCTTTTCCAATATATTCAATGGCATTTTCAGTACTCATTACAAAAATGTATGCTCTACCCTCGGTAGGTACTTCAACATATACTTGGTATCGTATTCCATTTATTCCACAGTCCTTAACTTGGCTTACGACACCTAGACACCCACACCATTTATGATTTTCATTAAATTGTATTACATCGCCTTTATTCATAATAAGTCATCTCCTCAACAGTTAAATCAGGGTCAATGTTATCAAGTATCATTTGTTCTACTAACTCCAATAACATAAGACCACTTGCATATCTAATATTTGGATTAGAGTGTTCTAACTTTTTAAATAATTTCAATGCAACTTGATGGACTTCTTTAGCACATTCTAATTTCGCACCATCTCCTCTAGGTGGCATCGCTTTTGTAACTTTAAAATACTCATACAACTCATTAACTAATTTATTAACTTTTTTCATTTACACCCTCCTAAATCTTATTCAACATTTTCAACTTGCATAACTTCATTTAAGTCATAACCAAAAGTTTGACTAATCTTAAATGCCATTCTATGCGACATCTTTTGAATACGATTTTTAACTCTACTAACCACTGCAACATCATAATCTATCAATTTAGCAATTTGGTGTAGAGTTAGTTGTTTTTCCTCCATCAATTCTTCAATGATGTTTCTTTCTTTCATCTAACTCATCTCCTCTCACTTGGTTATATTATGATATTAACATTAAAATTGACATTTGTCAATACCCCCTATATAACTTTATCTAGTTTGTTTACCACGATAATTCCATATCTCATAATTTCTAACTTTGAGATACTTATTGATAAACCTTTCATATTCTCTATAACTAAACACTCCGGAACCATATCCTCCACCTATCCAGTTTTTATAAAGTCTTTCTTTAATTCTAAATCCAATTCTTCTTAAAAAACTACTTGATACAAGTGGAAAACACATTTTCTTAATGTTAAGAGTTTCTCTATCAGTTTTAAGTTTTAGAGCATAACCAAATCTATCATCATTACACTCAACTACATATAGATTAACTCTATAACCCTCACTTTCAAGAGATACAATATTTTTAAATAATCTAACAGCACCTTGTATTAACTCATCATTGCTAACATAGTGTGGGGCTTGTGGACTATACATTATAGTAATTATTTTGTTATTTATCTTTCGTTTGTTAGTTATCATATTGTTAGGTATTCCTTGTAAGTATAATGGTACTACAACAGTATGACCCACAACTGACATCTCCGGACTTCTTTTTGTAGCAGTTCCTTTAGTTCTATATTTTTCTATATCAGCACCTAAACTATCATATAATCTACCTTGAGTAAGATACATTCTAGCCTCTTCATAACTAGATGTATCACACCAACTTTCATCTCTTTCTTTATCACTACTCTCTTCTCTACCTAAATCAGTTGAATTATCCAACTTTTCAACTAACTCACTTATTGAATTAAAAACTAAATAATTACTATTTAACATATTGATACCACTCACTTCCACTATTTAAACTTGATTTTAATACATTGATGTCGTCTGCTTGTAATCCTTTTAAGATTACTGATTTAACTATAAACTCTTTGTCAAAGTCGTTCATAAGTAATTGATAAGCATATTTAAAACATCTCATACCAATTATATGATTTATATGATTAACTTTAACACTATGTCTTACATCATATAAGAAGTTTCTTAATGCTTCATCTTGACATAGATTTTCTTCAATTCTACTATCATAATCTATTTCAACTAATACAAACCTATCTAGTGTTGCACCATCTAATACATTACGACCAGTATAAACTAGGTCAGCACCTAAACCAACAGTATTACCGGCACATACTACTCTAAAGTTTTCATTTGCTATTTCTCTTCCAGTTGGGAAATCAAAATAACCATTTGCGATAGCACCATTTAAAATAACTAAACATTCCGGAATACTTGCATCAATTTCATCTAGCATAAATACTCCACCCTGTGTAAATGCCTTGTAGAACTCGGTTTCGTGATATTTACCACCACCATCAATAAATCCAGTTAATTTATATTCTTGTGTTATTGTTGATGTATAGTAGAAATCTAAACCTAAAGCATTTGATACTTGCTCTAACATAAAGTTCTTACCGGCACCGGCACCTCCTGTAAGCATAACAGGTAAGTTCATATCAACTAGTTTTAAAACTTTATCAAACATTTTATGGAAGATACCAGTTTTATCATATTCTATATCTTTATGAACTATTGTAAGTTTTTGTGGTAAAGCACCATAAGTTTCTTTAATAAATCCATCTAATCTATCTTTAAGTTCCTTTTCCAATTCTTCGGTTGCTAACTCTTTTCCTTTAGATACAATACCTTGTATTAAAGCATCTTCTAATTTAGTATTAGTATTCATTGCTTCAATTTTAGTTCCCATATCTCCTATCTTGTCAGCCAACTTGTTAATTGCATCTTGGAATATTTCAACTGATTTATTATCTTCTTTCTTTGGAGTTGCATCTTTATTTTCCATTGCACTTCTTACAGCATCAGGTATTACTAACTCCACTCCATCTTCTACATCTCTTTTGTATGGTTCAAACCAACCTTTATTGTTTATAAGTAAATACTCACTAGGGTATTCTTTTCTTAACCACTTATAAACACTAATTTTTGTGTTCCTACGAAGATATGGTATTTGACCTGTATATTCTCCGTGGAACTTTAAGTCATTCATAACCTCATATTCACTCATTCCAACTCTAACTCTTTGAGTTTCTAAATTGTAATCGTACATAATTCATTCCTCCTTTTTATTATGTGTTTTACTTTTCCTTGATTACAATACTATTATATCACTTTTGTTGTTTTTTGTCAACACTTCTTATAAAATTATTTTTTGATTTTTGATTTTTTCTAATTATCTTATCTATTTTATCAATTACTATATAGGTAAATAAGTAAATGGTAAATAAAGAAAAATAGTTGAAAAAAACTTTATAATAAAAATAATTGTTTTTGACTTGAAAAAGTTTATTTACCATTTACCCTCCCTCCCCCTACAAAGCCTTTGTTTATAAGGGTTTCCACAAGATTAGTGGGTAAATGAAGCATTTTAATTTTTGTTGCTTTTTGTCAAATTATTAGTTTTAGATTTTTAAAGCATAAAAAAGAACGATTTTTTACATCGTTCATTTACCCTTAAATTAAGTTTTTTGCTTTGCACTCATCAAACATATCATCAACATAACTATCTCCACCTCGTTCATTATACTGACTTTTAGTTTCAATGAGTAATCTTTTTTGTTCTTCATTTGGTTTATAAACACCATCTCTAACTTTAGTTAGTTCAGTAGTTAGCCAAATACGATACAGTTGCACTATTGTAACATCTAGTTTTGCTGACAATTTTGCATCTCCATTCAAACTATCTCGTTGCAACTCGTCTAACTTTGAGTTGGTATTTTCTATCTTCTCTTTGGACTTTGTTTGTATCACTATACCAACCAGCCCAATGATAGCCACTATAATAGTTGCACCAAAATTAAGTAAACTATCCATTTTATTCCTCCTATCTTATTTCCATCTACCGTGAGCAACATAACTAACAGTAATATATCCGGTTAAACCATTGTCAACACCCATAGGATAAAATCCAGGTGGTTTATTAGTGTATCCATTAGCATAAGGTTGAATACAAAATACATTTGACCCAGTATTTATATTCATAGTACAATTTGGTACTTCTGCAAAAGTTTGAGGATAACTCGTCCAATTATCATTATACCCATAATATACCACACCTCTACCACTTAAATTAGCCTCCAAATGCACATATATATCTTTAACCGTATTAGAACATATCATTGTTCCATCAGTAAATCTAATCCATCTACCATTTGAGTTAGAACCACTATCATATATCAGTTTTCCAGAGACATCGTCTTCCATTATAAATCTTTTCCAATTATCCCAATGTCCGTCTGCATTTGCATTTCTATATCTTATATGTGGGGAATAACTACTATTATTTGGATAAAACATTTGAGTATCCCAACCAGCAGCGTCCCAAAATCTAGTTTCAATAAATCCTTCCCCAGGTTTACTACTCATTGTATCTACTGCACTAGATAGCAAATCATTCCTTATCATACTTTGTTTATTAGTTCTATCTTTAAACTCTAAATCATTTATTCTACCATTGTTTTCGTTAACATTTATTCCTTTAACACTTAACATATAAGTAGAATGTATTGTTGGAGAGTTTATTTCATTAGCAGAAACATTACCTGTGGCACTAATATCTCCCGTTGCACTAATATTACCAACAGAGTGAATATTACCATCAGCATTGATGTTACCATTGACATCTAAAGCACAAGTTGGTTTTTTATTTATACCAAGTCTTTTGTTTCTTAAATCCCTCCATAAAAATCCATTTGCAGTTGATAAACTACTATTAAATATAGAACATTCTTCAAGTAAATCTTCAACAGTAAATTGAAAATCATATTTTGAAGTAGTGTCAAATGATGGGTTTAATAATACATTTATACTCCATTGACCGTTTGAAGATACGACATTAGAAGAAAGTCCATCATTCCAATTACTCCAAGTTGTATCAGTTGCTTTCTTATATCTAAACCATAATTTAGTTATTCTATTGCTTGTTTTAAGACCAGACCAATTAGTGTATGTTCCATTTGCAGAAAGTACAGCATAATTACCAAGTCCATTTTGTCTATTTACATTAACTTTAGATATTTTTGGTGTTGAATAATCTATTAAGTTAACTGATTTAGGTATTGGTGTATCAAATCCACGGCTATCATACGCAGTTACAGTAAATGAGTTAGAAGTTAGATTATTAAATGAAAATGTTTTCGTAGCACCACTATCATAATTTAACTCTTGATAACTTGGTGTAGCGTTAGAGTTTATAGTATATCTAACACCTGTTGCATAATTCTTGGTACTCATTTTAGTAATGCTACCAGTTATGGTATTATGACCTTTAATTATTTTAGAAGCATCGCCTGTTATTGTATCAACTAATAAAGTATCTTTTACATTTATTATGTTGCTTTCACTAAATATTGGTTTATTAACTGATTTAGATATGAAAAATCTATTTTGTCCATCAGGAGAAGTCCAAGAATAACCATTCCAAGAAGTTTTAACTCTATAATAACCCCAGTCGTTATTTGGTCTGCTTTTGTATAATTTATCAACACTAGCAGTAGCACTAACTCCTGTATAACTTTCTCCGGTAATACTCCAGTCTGGGTCAGTAGTTTCACTTCCATCAGGACCGATAATAGAGAATGTTAATCTTCTACCTAATGGGTTATAAAATCCTAATGTAACATTTTCTCCTAAAGTAAAATCAGGTCTGCTATTACAATAAGGTATATCATAAGTTTTAACTGGAACACTAGGTTTAGTTTGACACCAAAGACCACTATCTCGTCTTGTTAAATCCAAATAAATAGTATAATTTGTATTATAATCTAATCCAGATACAGTAAATGTTCCTGTTTTTGAGTTAGCATCACTTGATACATCAACCCAATTACCATTACCTATTCTATACTGAACTCTACCTGCAGTTTCCGGTGCAGTCCATTTAAAAGAAGCAGTTGTTTCGGTTTTATCAGTTAATTCAAACTTAGGAGTAGAACTAAAATATCTAGGTATAGTTGGCAAATCAATTTCAAAAGAACCAGAAGGTCTTACAAAACCACCCCAACTAGAGTTAACCCCCCATTTCCAGTAAATTGTTGCTTTACCAGTACCATCGTCATTATGTTTAACAGTAAATGTTTTATTACTAGCAAGAGTTCTTTTTCCTCCAAAGTTAGGAATTGCCGCTGTAAAAGTGTTATCAGTTGTACCAAGGTATGAACCACTATCTCCCCAAGGACCGATATTATAGGAAGCACTAGGTGTGGTAACATACATTCCACAATTTATTGTACTTTTATTATTTGCATTATCTTGACTAGTAGTGTATGTAACATATAATTTAATGGGGAAATCACTACGACCGTCTCCATAACCAGTATGTACTAATTTTTCAGCCATCTAATTCACTCCTTTACTATTCAATGTACTCAATGACATTATCATCATCAAGTGATATCCATTGTAATTTTTTTAAATGTATTTCATTTTCAAATCTACCAATATTTGATTTAACTTGGTTTCTTGATAACTCGGCAACAACATTACCATCGTCAACAAATTGTAATGAATTAACAGTTTGCTCTGCATAATCTCCGGTAACTAAATCAGTTAATTTAAGTCCATATTTATCAAGTCTATGTTCTTTACCATATACTTCATCAAAATATCCACTCCAACTTTGGTTTTCTCCAACTGATATTATTAAATCACTTATCTCTAATACATCATCTCCAGCATTAACTATCTCAATATATGGAGTATTACTTCTTGCAATATAAGTATATGTATTAAACTCTTGAAAATCAAGATATTCTTTTGTTGTATCTTCTCCAACTAATACTTCATCATAATCTTCTTCAGTTCTATGTATTCTAACATATACTGGATTAGAGTTAGCATTTAATAAATGTCGTAATTTAAAACTAACACCATAAACAACACCTGGTTGTGTAAAATAATTTTGTTTTAATGAAGAAACACCATTCAATACAAACTTACTACCACTTAAACTGTTGTGTTCTATATAATCGTCTTGATTTGAACTAACATTTCCTGTGGCTTCCCAAAAGTCAAGTCCAGCAAGTCCAACTGAATTTCTTAATAAATTATTTCCACCAGTAGTTTTAATTGTTGAAATTATATTAGTTGCTAATTGTTGTATAAGTGTAGTATTTTCTTGTATTAAACTATTCAAGTTTTCTTTTGCATCATCTAATTCAGTAGAAACACCATCTATATTACCTTGCAACTCCCCTTGAACTTCTGTAACTTTTTGTGTTATTTGACTAGCAGTTTGTTCTATTAAAGTTGTATTAGCAGTAATTTTATTATACAAATCACTATTAGTAACGTTTTTTTGTGTTTTAATATCTTCAACAGCGATGGTTAAAATGTTTTCATCTCTATTTTGTCTTATCTTAATACCTTTAATTTGTATTCCATTACTAACAACTTTTGTTTCATTTTGACTAGCACTATCAAGATTTAAAACATAAGACCCTTGCCAAACTCCCAAGAACTTTAATGTAGGTGTATTTTGTATAGTATAATAATTTTTGTTATCATACGAAAGTTTTAATATATCTCCACAAAAAGTATTTGGTAAAATATAAGTTGACCCTGTATCTAAATTATAATATTCAAATCCAAGTATTTTTTCAACTATTTTATCAAATTGTTCTTGTGTATTTATATAAACATTAACTTGATTTAAGTATAATGTTTCAAGAGTTTCATCTTCACTAGTTTGGAACTTAACAAGTCCATTATCAAATACAACTCTTTCAACTTTATGTTTTTGACCTACAATAATTTTTTCACATAAATCACTCATTATGGTTTGACTATTTTCATTGTTGAAATATCTAATATAAAGTTTTCCATCATTTTCAATACGAGCAAATCCACCAGCAAGTTCACTTATATAACTTAAATATTCTCTTGCTTGAATAGTGTTGTCATAGAAATTAACTTCTTCATCTTCATTATCAAATGATGTAGTTCCAAGTTCAACTCCCATTTTATCACAAATATCCAACAGAATATCTTTAACTGTTTTAGGTAGTTCAAGTAAACTAGCATCATAGTTGAAATTGGCTTTCATCATTTTATCAACTAGTGTAAGTTTTACTTTTGGAATACTACCATTTTCATCAAAAGTATATTTATCTATAATTAAGTGAGCATAGTCATTACTCATATATTTAATGACTACATTTTCAGCATTTTCATTAAATACTGATTTAGGGATAGTTAAACTAAACTCCCTACTAGGTGTCATACCTAACTTAAACTCTTTATCAAACATTACCCATTTTTGAGTAAGTTCCATATAATTTAAAGGGTCAAGCAAGACACCATCAAAATAAATCTCTAACATCTTCCTTGACCTCCTTACATTCCACTAATCTTTTTCTTTTGGACTAGATTTAGAGATACATCATATCGTGCATCGTGAGTTTTACATTTAGATATAGATTTTTTACTACACCTAAATTGAGCCTCAATATATCCACTACTCCAAATAGGGTTTTCTATTTTTGCATAAATTGGATTATTACTACATTTAGCAACTAAATCGTTGACTTGTTCCTTTGTCAATGCTGAAAACTTAAACTTACATTTACTCCAGTTTTTAGACACGACAGTATCTATCATATCTCCAGTTGTAATTGCACGATAAGTATCAGCATCTAAATCTTCTATTTCAATTTCATAATCGCTAGGTTGAAGCATCTTAACATAAGTACCACTAGCACTAGGTTTTATATACCATTTTACTTCATCAATACTAAACATTATATAATACTCTCCCCTCTTCTACGACTTTCACTTAAAATATAGTCAACACTAGTTCTTCCAATAGCATCTCCATCTATCATAAGTTGTTTACTTCTAACGACATCTATTAAATCACTTAATAAATCATTAGTTTCACTCATATCAACTTCTTTACCAGTCCAGTCGTCATTATTATATTTAGCCGGTGTAATTCTTTCTCCTTTATGAACCATTGCTATCATATCTTGTGGAACATAGTTAGTACCTACATCAAATGATGGTACTTGTAATTTATTTAATTTTTTGATATTTACACCCGGAATAGCATTTATAACACTAATTGCAGTATTGATGGCTGAAATAAATCCGTTTATGATTTTAACAGCAGTACTTAATACTCCATTAACAGCCTTTTTAACAGTACCTGTAATTGCATCTCCTACAACTTGACCTACCTTACTAAAGATAGATTTTATACTATTCCAAATACCTTGGAAAAATCCTGTTATTTTACTAAAAGCATTTTTTATATTATTCCAAGCAGAAGTAAATATATTACCAAACCAAGAGCCAACAGCACTAAATACATTTTTAATTCCGTCCCAAATGGCTTTAAACCAACTTACAACAGTATTCCATATACTTTTAATAACATTCCAAGCAGTTGTAAATATTGTCTTATAGAAGTTTACGACACCATTAAATATCGCAACTATTCCGTTCCATATTGCTTTAAAGAAAGCGACAACTCCATTCCAAATGGCTTTGATACCCTCCCAAGCACCAAGGAATATTCCAACAAAGAAATCTACAACTGGGGTAAATATTGCAACTATTTTATCCCACAAATCAGCAAACCATTGACCTATCGCACTAACTAGATTACAAATCCAGTCCCAAATAGCAGTTGCAACTCTTTCAACAGTAGCACAAATCTCGTCCCAATGTTTAACACATAGAACTATTATAGCAATTAAAGCCCCTATTGCGACTATAATTCCTGCAATTATTAGTACTATTGGATTAGCAGACATCGCCCACATTGCAACATTAACTACACCAATAGCCACAGCAACTGAAACTAAAATAATCGCAAGTATATCTCCATAATCACATAAGAACTGCCATACAGATTTTAATGGTTCAGCCCAACTGAAATCTAAAGCATTCATTTCAGTCATCATACTATTAAGTTCTCCTAAAGCACCTAATTGAGCCGACATATCAGTTCCTCCAGAAGAACCACCAGAACTTCCAGAACTTGTTTCTATATTAGTGATTTCGTCCATACCTCCAAGTAATCCATCTTTAACTTGTTTTCCGGACTTCTTCGCATTAGTTCCAATTTTTTGGATATTTTTATTAGTTGCATTTATACCAGCAGACAACATATCAAATCCTGTTACAAACTTAACTAATCCAGCAACCCATACAATGGCTTTTCTAACTACATTAGCAAATGTTTCAACAACTGGAACTAAAGTACCAGCAATAATATTACTCATTGCAGTAAACTTGTTTGTAGCACTATCACTCAAACTTATTGCATCTTGTAATCCACCTCTAATAGTTCCAAGTGCTGAAAACACAACACTAGATATAGCCATTCTTTTAAATCTATTGGCTAGATTTTTTGCACCCTCTCCAACACTAGATACTTTACTTTTTAAAGCACTAAACATTGAAGATAAGACACCACCTTGACTAGCACCAGTTTTTCCAACCATACCCAATGCAGTTTGAAACTCTTTAACATTTGCAGTTGCTTGTTTAATATCAGCCTGTAATTTCTCAATACTTTGTGGACTAGCATCAGTCATAACAGCAGATATTAACTTTAATTGAAGTTCACTTAATTCAGTTTCGGCTTGATTTAATCCAACTCTTAATTGAGATGTTATATCTCTCAACTCTTTTTTACTTGCATTATCTATAAGTGCAGTAAATTGTTGCATATCGCCTATACCAAGACTTAAATCTCCAATTAACCTGTTAAATGTTCCATCTATATCACTCATACCACTAGCAATTTTACCCACATCAAGTGCATTAGTAAAATTGTTAGCAGTACTTTGTGCTATTTGAAGTTCACTTTCAGCATTTTGTATGCTTTTAAGAAGTTCAGTAGGTGGATTAGCCCAACTCATTTTTTCATTGTTAAGTTTTTGAAGTTCGCCCTCAATTTCCTTAACGATGGTCTTGGAAGTCTTTAATTCACTATTAAGAACTTTTGTAATACCATCAATTTTAATAGTACTCATACTCTCAAGTTCTTTTGCGAACTGCGACATAGATTTTTTACCAGTTGCAATATCATCAGTCAATTTTTGCATACTCGCTTCAATAGGTTGAGTATTGGCTTTGACCGTAAACTCTATTTCTCTATTCTCCATTATCCACCATCTCCTTTTCTTTTAATTTTTGTATTTTTTCGTGTATTTCACGAGATTTTTTAGTATCAACTGGTACATCTTTATATCTATTACCGTGAAATTGTTTATCTATTTTATCTAAATAACTTTCAAGAGATTTAGGTTTTCTCTTACTTTCACGACTTAACATACCAGTATTGTATGCAAGTTTCATAATATTAACTTGCTCGTTATAAAATCTTTCTCTATAACCTTTTAAATAGAAGTTAAACTCCCAATATTCCATCTCATAAATGTCTTTCGGTTTTAGCCCAACTTCAGCACCAAGAATAATTAACCTTTCAATGAAGTCATATCTATTCCCATTGCTTGGGCTTGTTTGTTTTTTTCTTCTATTTTTGCATCTATTTCTTCAATGCTTAATCCCGGATATTGTATTTTCTTAATAAACATTTGGACTAAATCATATAACTCCATCATACCAAGATTATCAAAACATAATTGAGTAAAATCTTCTTTACTAATTTGTGCTTCACTTAATCCACAATATAACATTTTGATTAACTCTTCAATATCTAATTTATCAAGAGTTTTTAAAATGTCATTGAAGTTTTTATTAAATGCTTTTTTAATTTTTACAGTAGTTCCAAGTTTAACATTGAACTCTAATTCTTTTTCTCCAATAGTATAGTTCATACCTATTCTCCTTTACTTTTATTATAATTATAAGTTGATACTCCAATTAAAGTACCAATTAAAACTGATATAATAGAACAAGTTTTCATAACTTCAGTTCCATAAGGTAAAGTCCATATACCAGCAAGACTTTCATAAGCAACACCGAAAGCATCAAGGGCTATAAGTGCTACCCATTTAAGTACATCATAAACTTTATTATTTAACATATTTTTAACCTACTTTCTTAATGTTTTCGTCAGGTAATACAGCCCATATAGGTCTTTGAGAACCACGAACAGCACCTAACACATTACCTCTTTTATCTTTTTGAATTATTTGGTATTTATCATCATATTGGATAAGTTTAGTACCTTTATAATCCACTAATTTAGTTGGTACAACATAATCTCCAACTTTAAATCCCTCACTAGGTTTAGGTGTTGGTGTAGGAGTTCCACTATCTAAAGATACAGAACTTTCAGCAACCCAACCCAAATCTCCAGTAGTGTTGTATGGATATGGTTTTCCAGCAACAGCCCTAGTAATAGTTGTATGTTTATCTTTAACAGTTGCACCAGCCTTATCTCCATTAGATGTTGTATATAATGTTCCATTAAGAACAACTTTATCTCCAACTTTGTATTTTAATGTTGATGGAGTTGGAGTAGGTGTAGGTGTAGGAGTTGGAGTAGGTTTAGGATTAACAGGATAGTTAGGGTTTAAAATAAATCCTCTAATTTTATAGTTAGAGTTTAGACCCCAGTTTCCGTTATTATTGTATCTAGTTGAAATCCAAAATGGATTAGAACTTCCATAACCACTTTCAGCAGTTTTAATGCAATTATCATTTATTACATCTACAACAATAGCAACGTGTCCTGCAAGACTACCTTTTCCCTCCCAACAAATTATACTTCCAACAACTGGTTTAGATACAACTGATAATCCACTAGCGATGGCTCTTTCTATAAAGTTTTCAGCATTACAGTTTAAATGATATTTTTCATAACCTAATCCTAACTCTTCATTGAAAGCCCCACAAGCATATCCAACACAGTTTGATAAAACATTACATTGACTGTCGGTAGGTTTTCCAACTATACAAGTTGAATATCCACCAGCAGATTTAGTTATAAAATATTTATTACCTGATGTAGGTCTAGTCGTTCTTATCATTTTCAACTACCTCCTCTACGATAACTTCTCCATCTTCTATCATTTCTTCAAATGGTACTTCATTAAAATTAGTTTGTATATCAAATGGTTCAGCATCTAATTCAGCACCAGTACCATCTTCTTCCATAATATAATTTTTCTTATATTTTTCTACTAACTCTTTGTCATAATCAACTTCTATGACTTGTTTATTTTTTTCCATAACTATTCTCTCCTCTCTTATACTTTATTGAAAAAACAAAGGATTAAGACTAAGTCCTAACCCTCTGCATTATTAGTAAACACGATAGCATTAGAACCAGCGAACTCTATACTAATTGTAGGACTATCATCACTAGCATTGTCAATAGTAAGACTTTCAATATAACAAGTACCCTCAAAGTAAATGTTTTCAGTAATACCAAGACCAATAGTGATTAAATCTCCATTATTATATGCAGTAACTAGTTCGTCTTGACTATGACCTGTTTCAAAATCACAGTTTCCCTCTGCACTTGCAGACCAGTCCATAATACTAGGTATTTTTTCTTTATATGTGTTGCCAAATGCAACTACTTCAATTATATCAGTAGATAACTCTAATGAGAAAGAACTCATGTGAGCGATAATTTTACCATCAGTAGAATTACCTTTCTTGATATAACCAGTTTTTCCAGAATATAGTGCCATACTATTTATACCTCCTCTATTAAAACTTCATAAGTTGAAGTTATACTATATCTATTTTTTGTATCTCTTGTAGGTTCAGCAGAACTCTTTTTCTTTATATATACCAAATGATATTGAGATACAAGAGTATCATAGGTATCACATAAACTATTACCAACTACTTCATTTTGTTTTTGCATATTTTCATAACTTTCGTCCCTTATATACAAATTGAGTGTAAGGATATGTGCCTTGGTATCAAAGTATGGGTTTTTACCAGTATCATAAATATTCATATTTATTAGATTATTTGGAGTTTCCGGTATTTGACCGTAGCATACACCTCCAAATATTCCATCAAAATAATCTTCTAAAGACTTTATCATTTCATAACCTCCTTAATAATAGCATCTTCTATTTTATCCAAGTTATTCTTGATAGCATCTTCTAAATACTTGGCTTGACCTACTCTATGATTAAATGATGTATTTTCGTGTTGGATAACAGCATAGTTATAACCATTTTTAGGGTTTTCACTATGATACTTGATTTTAAATCCACCCTTAACTTCTTGGATAACTCCACTTCTTTTTAAAGCACCAGTATCCACAGGTACAAGTGGCTGACTTGCATCATAGATTATTCCCATTGCTTTCTCTATTCCTTTCATTGTTTTATTAGGAATATCAGCAATTTGTTTTTCTAACTCGCTTAATCCTTTTACAGTAACACTACTCATAGTACTATTTGCCACCCTATGGTAGGAACTTTCAACCCTTTAACTGGACTAATTGACCTTATTTCAAGACCATCAATTTTATCAAAGGGATTAGGTTCAAACTCGTTCTTGATAAATACAACTTTATTTAAAGTTAAATCTTGTTGATAACTTCCTAGGACATTTCCAAAGTCAGTTGATGTGAAACAAGCAACTTCAACAGGGTCGCTATACGACTTTTCATTATATTTATTATTTCCAGCATAATGCTCGTAAGAACAAGTTTCAGTTAGTAGTTCATCATAACCTAACATAACCTTTTCTCCTATACTCGGCATAATCATCATTTAATTTCTTTAATGAGTTTACACCACCATACAACTCTATTGGATAAGCAGTATCTCCACCCTCTGCACTCGCATAGGTAACATTGTATCCACCAAGAGTTTGAGATTTAATACCACTTAATTCTCCAAACTTCTTATCATATTCCAACATACCACCAATGGTTTTAACATTAACATTTTTAAATGATAGTTTAATCATTACGATATGTTCGTTGTCAACTTCATCTACAATATAATCTACTTGCTCTACTTCAACATAATCTTCTCCTACATTTTTAACTTGGTAGATTAGAGTATTGTTTTCGCTATTAAGTAGTTCTATTGTATCTCCAACTGCAACTTTTGGTTCTCCATCAAAATAGATTTTTTTATCTTCTATCTTGATTACTTTATTATGATTTAAAGTTAAGAAGTATTGGTTAGTATAGTTTCTTATCTCAATTAAAATAAAAGGGAGTAAGTCAATAATAGTACTTCTATCCAAGCCAGTTGACTTTTCTAAAATCTCTATCATCTATACTCACTCCTCTCTTAATTATTCCCCAGTAGTGTAAGTTAATTTACCGTGGTTAAACTCAGCACCGTAATCAAGACCGAACTCAGCATAGATATTAACAGCATTACCGTTTCTTTGTGGAGCAGGTTTTACAGCAATGATTTCGCCAGTTTCTACATCTCTAGTAAATACAGGTTTTACATAAGCAAGGTCTGCTAACAATACAGTTCCAGTTGGAACATCATTATCAACTATTACATAAACTGATTTACCAAAGTCAGTAACGATTTCATTAACTCCAACACCAGCAGTAAATCTATCAGCATCTACTTGTGTTAAGTTAGTTTGAACAAATGCTTTAGATAAGTACACCTTATCAGTTGAATTAACAACTAAAGTTGGAGTGTCAAACATACCTTTATCATAAACTTTTTTGATAAGTTCAAGAACAGCATCTTTGAAATCTTCAACAGTAGAGATAGTTGCTTCAACAACATTTGTAGTGATACCAGCAATAATACCTCTAGTTTTTAATGCTTTAGAACTATCAGTTAAACCAGCATCAGCATATACACCATTTAAAGCAGTGTAGTTCATATCTCTTTTCATTTTTTCTAAATGTAAAGCAACTTGTAATGCTAACTCACTAGTTTCTTCAGGCATTTCTCCAGCAGTATTGATACCACTTAATCTACCAGTAGCCCTTTCTCTTAAATTAGATACTACTACATCTTCAGTAAAGATTTGGATAACGTTTTTACCTTGGTCTAAACCGAAATAAGTAGGGTTAATAGCACCAACAGAAGCATTTTCACTAATTTCAGGTTGGCTTGGGTCAGTTAAAGAATAATTAACTGATAAAGGGAACTCTGGATTAGTAGTGATTAACGCATTAGCACCGTCAGTACCACCAATAGCAGTTAAGAATTGAGTTTTCTTAACATTTGAATTAAACAACATTCCTAAAAAGTTAGGAGTGTTAGTTAATAGTGCATTTCCATTATTCATATTTATTTCCTCCTCTTATCTTATTTTTTATTCAATGCAACTTTTAAATAGTCATTTATCGCACCAATTTTATCTCCAGATTTTTGTTTCTCTAAAGCAGTCATAGGTTGCGTAGTTTGACCTTTAATATAACCATCAGTAATAGTTTCAAACTTACCAAAGAAATTAGGTTTAGCCTTTTTTAAACTATTAACGATGTTTTCACTATCTTTGATTTCTCCAGTTTCATCTAATTCAACTTTATCTAAATCAAGATAGTTTACAAGAGCATCACTATCAAACACTTTTTCATTATCTAAAAGTTTAGTTAATTTAGCCTTTTTTGTTGCTGTAATTTTAGACTTCTCTTCAGCATCTAATCTTGCTTGTAATTTTTGGACTTCTTCTAATGCTTTAGTCCCACTAGCAATTAGATTTTTGGCTTCATCTAAATCTTTAACTCCTAAATCTTTTAACATATCTTTTTGTGCTTGTTCTTTAGCCCTATCTACACGATATTTAACATAATTTACTTGTTCAGTATTTTTGTTTCCACCATCTTCTCCTTGACTTCCATTATCAACAACTGGTGTAGTGATAACTGGTGTAGTTGGAGTAGTAGCAACTGGTGTAGTTTCAGTTACATTTTCCACTACTGGTGTAGTAGCATTTGCTTCATTTCCATTCATAAAAACAACTTTCCTTTCTTTAACCTTGTAAGTTCAAGTAATAGATACTTAGGCATACAATACCCTATATAGTAATCTAATTATATTATAAACTATAACTTAATAATTGTCAATAAACAACACCAAAAAAGTCAAGAAAAACTTGACTTTAGAATTAGGGGTGTAAACATATTATATCACTCATCAAGAATAAACTCAACATCACAACGACAATTTATATCTTCCTCCGGTAATCCAAACATACCAGGGGCTTTTGTATCAGCATTAACTCCGTGAAAATAACCTGAACTATCTTCTACCTGTCCGTGCATCATTAAGTGTTCTTCTCTTGGTGTATAATTATCTAATATAACATTTGATGGGTTGTATAGAGTATGTACCCATCTTCTTTTAACTTTGATACCTTGCTCTGCTAACTCTCTTTGTAAATCCAGTTTTAATTGACTTCGCATTTGAGTACTTTCAGTTCTAAATACTCTCATTAAAGAATTAACAAGCGACTGTGATTTCTTTTCATTCTTTAATGTGCTTTCAAGTAAGTTCACAACTCCTTGAATATCTTTAGTGTTAAGTGCATTGAGTATTTGCGACTTAACTTTCTTATCCAATTTATTGAAGTTCCTATCTACAAGTTTATCTATCTTTTTAGACTTATACTTTTTGAAGTCAGGGGTCAATGTTTTATCAACCCCTATGTGCTTCAAATTATCACTTGTATAATCAACTTCCAAAGCAAAGTTTTTCTTATGCTCTTCTTGAATAAGTTTCTTAATTCTAGGTTTTACCTTATCTTCCTCTTCTTCCCAAAGAGTAATCATTTCATAGACAAATACATAATCAAGAACTTCCGGCTCTCTATTTATTAGTTCCGTTATCAGGTAAGTTAGAAGTGTCTTCATCTCCAGACTTATCTTCTTTTTCAGTTCCCTCTCCTGTTTCATCATCTTCTTCATCATCGTCTGGTTCAGGTTCTTCATAAGCATTCTCCTCCTCTAATTGTTTGATTTCTTCATCAACATCTTTTACCATAGGTAAGTTAGATAGGATAGTCTTTTGAGATAAATGAGAACTTGCAGACATAACAGTAGAAGTTTGTTCTTGTTCGTTTGCTATCATAGTTCTATCAAATACGAACTCTAGGTCATTACTATCATAATCAATACCTAACAATTTGAATAGAATATTGAAGAAATTATTTAATGGCTCTTGTCCGTTATTCTCAATACCATTTGCTTTTTGCTCTAGTGGGGCATAACTCCATCTTAATCCAACTCCAGTTACATTTCCTAGACTTTGTCTATCACTAAAGTTGATACCAAATCCAAACTTGTAGATATTCTTATCACATAACTCATATAATTTGGCTCTTGCTTCAATAGGTATTTGTACCGTTTCGCTATGGGCTGAACCACCGGCACCAACCTTAACAGCCTTTTTGATTTTTAAATCTTCCATAAACTCTTGTAGATTTTGACCGTTATAGTTTTCAAGTATCCAAATGGCTTCCTGAATATCCTCTACATTGTTAGCCAAATCACTCAAGTTTATATCTTGTAAATCAATGAAGTCTTTAATATTACTTAAAGTTGGGATACATTCTTTATTGAACTTCCATTCTATAATAGGGAATACTTGATTATCCATAGGTTCAACATTTTCAGCGATAACTTCTTTAGTTTCAGCATTTATAAATGTTTGTTTTTTAGCATAAACATATTCTCTATCTCCTTTAGTCCATTGACCTTTTTTAGATTTCTTCCAAGTTTCTTTATAGGTTGCATCATATATTTCAGCATATTGTACCTTATCAAACGATTTTTTACCTTTGTTATCAGCAACTAATTCAGTTTTAGTATAATATCTAATTGCTAAAACTGGCTCATCAAAATCATCATAGAACATAATCATTTCTTTAGGGTCATAAATGATAAATCTATTTTCTCCCTTTTCGTTTTTAACTATTCTAAAGAAACTTCTTCCATACAACTGAACATTATCTATATTATCTTGTATGAAAGATAAGAAGTTATTATTTTTATATAACTCATCATCTATTTGATTTTTGATTTTATCACTAACTTTACTATTATATTGTATCTTCATTGGTTTACTTGTAAGATAATTAGTACATTGATTTATTAACTCTTGTAAATAACTATGTCTTGCCTTTTCATTTGCTTTAGACAAGTCCGGTTTTAAATAAGGGTTTTCTTTTTCATCAACTAACATCATCATCTTCTTACGACCGGTAATTGCACTATTTTCCACTTTCATATACTCATCAGCAGTTTTCATAAATTGTTTTTTAGGGTCGTTTATGTCCCTACCAATTATTGTATTAAGTAGTTCATTAGTGATGTCATCTATCGTAATATTTATATTCATACTATACCTCCTCTATCATATACCAAGTGATTTTTTCACTAGGAATAAAATATTTATGTCTAACAATTTGGTGTTTAGACTTTTTATTTTCTTCGTATTGGTGGTCTATTTCAACTTCAAACTTAACATTAGTTTTATCGTTGATGGCTTTTTCAATTAAGTCATATAAGTCCTTAAATGTATTTCCACCTATTCCATTGATAACGATTTTTTCGCTACCTTTAACAGTTAGAGTAATACCATTACTCAAAAATATTTTAAAACTTTTTTCTTTTATCATACTATTTCTTTCCTTTCTTTGCGACTTGCTTCATAGCATTTAGTCGTTCTTCTATTTTTGCTACTTCTTTTTCAGCATACTCACTTGCTAACTTTACTCTCTCTTTATCTTTCATTATCTCCAAATATTGAGAAATTATGTAAGCATCATTTTCAGCACGATACCTTTTTTCTTCAACAGCACTAATCATATCTACACCTCCTAACTCAACCTTTCTTTTAATGGGTCTTTTGGTTTAACATCGTCTTTAAGATTTCTAGCACCCCAACCCCATTTAGCACCTTGCCATTCATTTTCCATACGATACCTTACATTATCTATTATATGGTTATTTTTATCTTTTATCAAGTGTGGCAAAATGTTGTTAAACTTATCTACATCGTATTCAGCATTCATAAACTCACGATAAGCATTAGGACATCTTTTCTTGTCTATATAAATATGATTAAGTTCTTGTAATTGCTTGATACCATATTCTATACTTCCTGACCCTTTTCTAGCACCAGTAATTCTTAATCCCATTTGTTGCATATCAGCGATAGATTTAGGGTCTTCACTATCAGCCACGATTAACTCATTATTATAATGACCGGAAGTTATCATTTGATAAAATTGTAAATTGAATAATCCAGTAGCAAAGATTTCTTCATAAATATATAAATCTCTTTTCTTACTATCGTAATGAGATAAAGTATAAGTTGTAGGGTCTTCAGCAAATCCCCAGTCAACTCCTCCTCCAACATTATCAAATGTTTTGATTTCTTCTTCAGTAATCTCTCTATCATACACATTATTAAATACTCCAGTACCATAACCAGTTGGTATTCCAAGATACTCGTGTTTAAATGCTTCATAGTTAGTTTCTTTTAATCTTTCAGCATCATCTAACCAGTCTTGACCTAGCCATCTAACTCTAATATCTTCAGGTGTATCTAAATATGTAGATAAATGGCATTTTGATTTAGGGTTATCTTTCTCCAAATCAAATTGTAGATTAGACCAATGATTTTTAAATCTAACTGGGTTTCCACTAAAAATAGTGATAAATGGCTTATCGCTACCACGCCTTATAGACTGCAAAGCATTTCTTATCGTTTCCATATCTCTAAACTGTGGGAACTCTTCAAACCAAGATATTTTTAAGTACCCTTTATGTGGTTTGAAAGATTTTATTTTTTCAGGGTCATCTAATCCACTAAAATATATTTTTGTACCAAAAGGTAGATATGTAATTGGTGGGCTACCTCTATCTCCCTTTGATAATCTAAATAGATGGCTAACTCCTAATTGGTGTATGCCCCACACAATTTGGTTATACACAGAGTTTCTACAAGTACCACCTATGTTCCTTAAACAAATACAGTTTGCTTCAGGGTCTTGCATCATCAAGATAGGAATAGCAATACCAATAAATGAAGATTTAAAACTACCACGACCACCATACTCCCATAGATAGGAATACTTATACATCATTAAGTCCATTAAATCCTCATAGAAACAAGGACTGATTAGTTTAGATACATCTATATTTTCTCTAACTTTCTTTTCCTGTACTATTGGCATCTACTTCTACCTCCAAATGATTTCCCTCGCCCACCTTTGCTACAATACCACTAAAGTCAAGATTAACAAATCCATCTTGTAAGTTAGCATTGATTTCTTTAATATCTCTCCATTGACTAGGTTTACGATTTTTAAGCCAAAACATAATGGCAGTTGTATCTCCACCTAGGGCTTTTCGTAGGAGTGCATTTTCAACAGCATAATCTACTATCTCTTTACCTTTCCTTAAAGCCTCACTCACTTCACTATAATTAGATTTCATATTGACTAAAGTATTAGGGGATATACCAAGTGCTTCTGCTATTTGATAGTCTTTTGCACCATCTCTAGCATAACCCTCCATAAGAAGCAACTTATCATTTAATACTCCGTCCATCTTCCATCTAGTATATGTGTCTATTTTAGAACCTTTACCAACTTTAGGATTATGATAATTTGACTTGTTTTCATTATTCTTATATTTATGAAAACTTGGACTATTACTAGGTGTCATATCATTACCTCCTAACCTTTAAAATATAAACTTTGTCTTTTACTACTTCTTCTAGGGTCAATTACTGATTTTCCCTCTTGGTGTTGGATTAAGTTAGGAACTACTAACCAGTATTTATATTTATTATCTTTCAAGAAGTCCCTAACTAGATAATCCATAGCAGTAGGGTTGTCTTTATAACATTGTGATTTACTCCATACCTCATTAAAATACTTGACTAACTCTAATCTCATTTCCTTTGGTATGAAGAACCCAACATTACCACAATAAGTTGACCCATTCATTAAAGTAGTTTTAGTTATTACTTTTTTAAGTGAGAATAATTGTATTAGATTATCTTTACCTAACTCACTAAATACTTTTTCTAACTCATTCTCAAAGTCTTTGCATAATATAACATCGTCCTCAAGATATAGTAAATCATTTTCATCATTACATAAGCATTTTAGAAAAGTTGGTATAGCACCATATCCAATATCTTCAATTACCTCAAAGTTTTTTAATTCTCGTGTATATGTTTCGTTCAATTCTCTTTTGTAGTTTTGGACTACTACACTATACATAAGATTTCACTTCATTTCTATCAACCATAAACTCTTCCCCACAATAAGGACATACTAACTCAATGAAGTCTTTATCCGGTTGACCTTGACCTAGGAATAAATCTCTTGCTTTAGTTACATCTCCAGCAGTTATGTCAGGTTTATACTTGTCATAATATCCAAGGTCTTTAAAGTTTATATTATAATCTTTAGGGTTGATATTTGTATCTCTTATTTCTATTGATAACTCCTCTTGTTTCCAAGTAGAAAGTTCTTGAATAATATTATCTTGTAATCTATCTTCGTTATTTACTTCATCACTATTATTAGAATAGATAACTGGAATTATTTTATAACCAAGTTCTTTTAAAGCAGTCCATCTACTATGTCCTTTTACAATGATGTTGTTTTTATCAATAACGATAGGAACATTGAATACAACTTCTCCATTACTGATTAACTCTTTCAACTTGTTTATAGTCTTGCGATTTATTCTAGGGTTATTTTCATAAGGTTTAATTATGTTTATATCAATATATTTTATTTCCATTATTTCAACAACTCCTTTTTACTAAATTGTATTTCTTTTTTACATTTAGGACAAGGTATAGTTAGTATAATATCTTTCTTCTCTTTCTTATCCTTATCTTTATGGGGTACTGGTGTAGTATCAATGACTTTTGAAATCCATTTTAATTTGTAATCATCTAATGATACTCCAGTTAGGTTTAACTCAACTTTCAACTTATCATAATCCCATTCAGTTAATTCGTGAATAGCATTATCTAATATTCTATCTTTATTATTTTGTTCTTCACTAGCACTACTTATGATAACTGGAACTTCTTTTAGTTCTAATATTCTACTAGCATTCCATCTACTATGACCCTTGATTATAACAAAGTCTTTATCTACAACAATAGGAACATTGAACCCTACTCTAGGAATTATCTTGACTAGGGCTTCAACAGTTTTATCATTATTTCTAGGGTTTCTAAAATATGGTTTTAGTTTTTCAGGGTCAACCATAATAACTTCTAACTTATCGTTTTCCATCGTAATATCCCTCCTGCATTCTTCTACTTGTTCTTGCTTTCTTATACATTTCCATATATCCAAGTTCTTCATCACTAAATCCATAATCTCTTTGTAGCATATCTTTAAGATTTTCCATAGACACAAAACAGTCAGCACATTCTTCAACTATACAGTCAACATTCTTTTGTCCTATTGCTTTTTCTAACTCTTCAACTTCTTCTTTAATTTTTTCTATTTGCATATCAAATGTTATATTATTCATCTAAACTTCCCTCCATTACATCTTGGGTAGGGTCGTACTCTCTTTCTATTTGATATGTAGGTTTTGCAGATTTTGAAAACTCTTGACCCTCAAATAATTTAGCAACTCCGGAAGTATATTTTAATCTAACTAATTCGTCAACTTCTAATCCTAACTCATTACATACTTCTTCATCACTTGCACCATTTTTAATCATTTCACAAACGATATTACCCATACCACTAACACTATGTTTTCCTCTTGCTCTATTGTGTCTTACAGTACTAGCCATTCTATCATTGATGTCTTTGTCTAATACTACAATAGGTAATTTACCACCATTTCTTCCATTGATTAGTTTTGATGTTTTCATAACATAATATCTATGGAAGCCATCTACTATAACATATTTATCTCTATCTTTATCATAAATAGTAACAGTAGGTTGTGTATAACCATCGTGGTCTATACTTATCTCTAATAACTTCATTTCATTTTTTGCAACTGCATTAGGGTTATAATCATTTGGCTCTATCTTATCTACATCTATAAATTGCACTCTCGCAACTGGATTATGCTTTAATGGGTGTTTTTCATATAGAGCATTTTCTATCTCATTTATTTCATCAAGAGTAAAGTCCTCTTTATGTTCTTTAATTAAACTAACTATTTGTTTCATTTTCTCTTTCCTCCATCTTCTTTTTCTTTCTATTGGCTAAATCTCTTGCAGTAGCCATATTTTTAAACTTCGTTTTATCAATATCCATAGTCAATACACTTTCAATGATAGCCTTTTCAACTTCATCATCGTGATTTTCTTTGTAGAACTTTGTCTGTGTCATTTCATAGAAGTAGTGTCTATTTTCTTCCGGTACTAACTTTTCAATTAAATAATCACGATATTCTACCCAGTTTTTAAAGTTAGGTGGTAGTTCTACTTTTTGAGCATCTTCCATCAATTTAGAATAAGTACTAATACCCGGAAGTCTTTGTGTCATTCTTTCATATAATTTAGGGTCTAACTCTTGCACTATTGTACTATTATGTGCAACTGATGTTTCGTGTATCAAACTACTAACTCTTAATTTGTTTACTGGAATACCATATTGTATCATATCATCGTAAACTTTATTGTAGTCCCAATTATATCTTGATATAGCAACCCAGTTATCTATATTATTCCAGTCATAAATAGGACTAAATCTAACTCCCTCTCCTTTAACTCCACTAATACAACTCCAAGTGATGTTCTTGTATCCAGTTTGGTAAGTTAGTTGCAGATTTCTTCTTGTATTTTCATTTGCTTTTAATCCTTGTAATACAGCATAAGGTTTACCCTCAAATATCCAAGAATAAATATTTTCAAATACCTCGTGAAATCTATCCTTAAACTCAATGTATTCCCCAGTTTTATTTTTCTTATCTAAATATAATTTGTCATAAGCATCTTTATCCCTAGGTTGACAAAGTTGCTCGTCAGTTAAACTTTCGTCCCAACAATGTAAATAGTTATCTCCAACTAATGTTGCATTGTTAGATAATCTAAATGGTAGTTGCATACGATAGAACTCTATATCAGGTCTTTGCATAGTTCTTTTGCAGTAGTTACAAGTTTCAGTCCATTCAGCCTCTTGGTCTAACCACATAACTTTAAGTTTGTAATCTTTAGGAAGTTTACCTTGTTCTTTAAGTTCATTAACGACCATCAATGCCATCTCCATAACAACAGTACTATCTTTACCACCACTAAAGCCACATACTACATTGTTATCAAACTCTTTAAATACCCATCGTATTCTATCCATCGCACTATCAAATACATTCTTCTTTGAATATACTTTCACAATATTCCTCCTATTCTAATTTTTGTGATTACTATATATCTCAATAGTATCATATAACTTGCATTTTGTCAATGCCCTCTCATTCATTTACTCATTTACCATTCATTTACCTCTTTATTTACCTCTTATTCCCTTTATCTATAAGGGTTTATTATTAAAAGGTAAATAAGTAAATAAACAAAATCAAAATAATATATAAATAAGATAACATATCAATTATATAAAAAATCAATTTCATTCATTTACTTATTTACCTTTTTCTATTTCTCCCTTATTCTATAAGCATTTAACCGGTAAATAAAAGGTAAATAAAAGGTAAAAAAAGCGATATGTTTAATACATATCACATAATTCACTAAAGTCAACCGATGTGTTTATAACTTTTCCAGTTTTCCAACTATCTTCAGCAAATACAACTCTACAACTAAAATAAGTAACTTCTACTAAATCCAATGCTGTTTCTACATCATCAAAGAAGAACTCCTTACCATTAACTTTAACCGTAAATCTTTTCACGCATCTCATCTCCTATTCTTTTTCCCTCTTCAAATTCTTCCTTAAACTTTTCTTTTAACTCACTATAATTATTCATAATGTAGAAGTAATCTTCAACATCACAGTTAATAAGTTTCATAACTTCATATCCTTGCATAAACATATTATACATTCCACTATATTGCACTCCAACATATCTTTTAAATAATTCCTTATCTTCTTTTCCAAATGTCATTTTAATTCCTCCTTATATTAAAACTATATTATCTTTTAAACTTATAAATGGTTTTCCGTTTTTAGGTTCATACCCAACTATGTTATAAATAAATTGTTCTTTGATTTCCCCATCAATAACAACTATTTGTTCTCCAACGATTTCTATCAAGTTATCACTAACTATGCTAACTCCTTTAATTGGTGTTTCATAAATTTCTTTTTCTAACACTAACATATCCATCTTATTCACTTACCTTTCTATAATGATTTGCTTTAATCATTCCTTTAAAACTTTCTACTGGAACATTATATGCTCTTCCGTTATCACACCATCTCCAAGTTAAATACTTATTTCCAAAAACATCTTTATTAGTTTCAAATACTTCAAGTCTAACTCCTAAATTATTTTCATATACTCCTGTCATTTTAATTCCTCCTTTTGAAGTACTACTTTCCTACTTCTTAATACTATTATACCATAAATATTGTTTTTTGTCAACACCTTATTAAAAAATAAATGACTACTTTTCAGTAGCCACTTTCTTTTCAAGCTGTCTAACTTTCTTTTCCAAGTTTCTTATTACTTCTGCTTGATTTTTGATTTTAATATCTCTTTCTTCTATAACTTCTTTTTGTTGATAGTATCTTTTATATACCTCTTCAATATCAGGCATCGCACCTGCAACTGATGGGTGTTTCTTAACATATTCTTTTGAGAACTCATTGTCAAACTTTTTAATTAACTTTCTTTTCTTGTTAAGGGTAAACATTGAACGATAATACCAGTCGTCCTCAAACTCATCATCTTCACTATCACTAACAAATATAGTTGTATATAAATCTTGCTTTAATAACTTTTTTATAACTTTTCTAACTTGCTTACTTCCAGTTACAACTTCAACTTCCCAGTCGTTCTTTTGCCACTTTGATTTTCTATATCTAACATAATATTCTCTACTATCGTTAATTCTTTTCATATCTAAGTCAATGTGTAATAATTCAACTCCAAGAAATCCATTGATTAAATCTATTGTTTTATTTACGATGGCACACATACCATCAACTATCCAAACTATCATTTAACACCATCTCTCCATCTATATAATTTTCCACTACGATAAATCTTTCTATCTTCTTCATTAGGACTATCGTGGTACTTGATTACTCTAGGCATAAGGTCATCAAAATAACACTCTCCAATACCATCTATCTTATTATCACAACCTACGAACCCACTACACATTCTTGTTTCTCCATATCTAGTGGGTAATCCACAGTTATTACATCTAACTATTAAATCACATTCATCATAAGTTTCAAGGTACTTGCTATTATCAAGTATTTCCATTTGATTTCCCTCATTTAAAACATTAGGGTTTATTATCATTTTATCAAATCACTTTCCATTTCTTCAACGAATACTCTATCATCAAAGTTCTTACCTACTGATAAACTATGATATATTCTATTTTCAAGTCCACTACTCAAGAAGTAATAAATAGGTGTATGTTCTTGTCCGTTCCTATCAATTCTCTTCTTGCTCTGTTCCCAGTTGATGTAGTTGTCGCTAGGACTATATGCTATAAAGATGTTAGACACTACTAAATCATTGATACCAACTGACCCACTTTGATAGTTGCATAAACAAACTCCATTTTCATTGTTCTTAAAGTTCTCAAATGATTTCTCTTCTCCATTATATACTGAATAAGGTCTTTTCATTTTTTCAAGAAGTTCTTTTAAACTTTGAAGTTCTACATTGTAGTTGTAAAATATAACAACTCTCTTATCATAACCATCTAGGAAATCTCTTAACCAGTCTAACTTGTATTCACTATTTAACAACATTCTTAAACCATAGCGATATGCACCCGGATTATCAAGATACTTATGTTCTTCTATGATAGCAGTTTCATCTCCTACTAAATACTTATCTATCTCACTACGACTGGCTACTACATTACCATCTTTATCAAAGTAGATTACTTTATCTTTTAAAACTCTTTGATACTCTTTGGTAGTTGGTATCTCTATTGTATGGTACTTAATTATATCATCATATACTCTTTGTATTTTTAAAAACTCACACTTGCTTAAATATAATTCTTCAAACTCTCCAACTCTTTTATATCCTGCAAGTTGTTTAATTTTAATACCATTAAAAGTTTTATCTTCATAGAAACAATATCTATCTTTGAAGAAACTTAAACTCATATCCATCTTATCCAAGAAGTATAACTGATTATAGTAATCTATATAACCCTGACTTTGTGGAGTTCCAGTTAGACATATTTTATATTTAGTTCTAACTTTAAGGAACTTCATATATTTACCTATACGAGATGTAGGGTTCTTAATTCTATGACTTTCATCGCATATCAGCATCCATCTTGGACTTATCCAATGATAATCATTTATTCTCCATACCATATCATAATTTAAAGCAACACAATGAATATCATTATCTAACATATATTGTATTATATCTTTTCTTGATTTGTATGCTTGTTTGATTAAGTCTTTATACTTAATGGCTTTCATTCCGGTTTGATTTTCAAACTCTCTACACCATTCATCTATCATTGAGATAGGACACATTACGAATAAATTATCAACTTCTTTTAAATCATAGAACTTTTTAAATATCTCCAAACTTGTTATTGTTTTACCAAGTCCCATATCCCAAAACAAAGCAGTACTTTCAGTAGCCCTATCTACAACTTCTTGTTGGTACTTATATAACTCTTTCCTCATCTATGTCCTCCTCGTATGGGCATCTTTCTTCTATTATTTTTCTAAAATCTTCTTCAGTATGATGTTCGGCTAGTGTATTACAAAATAAATCAAATAACTCACACTCATATTTACGACTAAACTCTTTTCCAAATAATTCAAAACACATTTTTACACATACCTCATACAACTCATCTTCTTCTTTTGATAATAGATTTTCATTTATGATTTCATTATAACTATTAAGTCTTTTCCAAATATGTTCTTTAACAATACTTAATCTTCTTAAATATTTATACATTATTTTTCCTCTTTTCTTATTTCTTCTAAATCTTTTTCAACACCTTTTAAAGTGTCTTTCATAATTTCAATAAGTCTATCTTTATCAACAACTTTTGAAAGTAATAACATACCCCTTAATGTTTCTACCATTCCCATCATAGCATATTTAGTCCACTCTATTGGGTACTCTTTGAATAAATCTTTCCAATTCATATTCACACCTCTAATCTATTTGTTATGTTTTTTAATCCAATTTTTAAATACTACGAAACATTTATCACAGAAGTCAAAATTGTGTTTATTTTGATACTGATTTTTATCATTCCATTCTTGATGTACCAGTCTATGTGGTTTACCAACTACCAACTTATGACATATACAACAACTATGAACTTTAAACTCTCCCAATTTAGCCATCTACTTCCTCCCACTCAATATTTGGGTTGTCTTTTTCTAACCATTCTTTTTCATTTTCAAAAAACTTAATTGCACCTTTTGGTTTAATACCCTCACAAGTGATATATGTAACCCAAGTAATAATTCCTAATTTTTTATCTTTTCTTACTTTCTTGTCTATTATGTAATTTCCATTTTCTTTTCCAATAAACTTCTTCGCCATTTTTACCTCCATCATAATAACCGGTTTTTATATTTTCTATCACAGCCAACAAGATTTCATATTCGGTTTCATTAAGACATTCTTTAATTTCTTGACTGAAACAAACCCCCTTATAAAAGTCATAACTCTTATTCTTTAGAATTATTTTTTTAAATACTTCCTTTGACATCTTATTAGTTACTCTTCTTATTTTGGAATATCTTTCTCTATCACTTTTGTCATAAGATGTATCTTTGCTCTCCCAAAATAATCTCATTACAACTTTTGGTTTTGTTACTATCATTCTATAATACTCCTTTATCTTTTAGTTTTTTTAATTTCTTTAAAAACTTTGAATAAACATAATCATTATGTAATCTAACTATCCAAGTTGCAAGAAGTTCAAATAATATAACTTCATTTATTATTAAACAAGCCAAACTAACTTTATCACTATGGAATACAAATATGTTTAAAATACTCATTGTCAATGCGAAACAAAGCATCAACATTCTAGCAACAAACACTCCCACTCTCTCCGTCCATAGATGGTTTTTCCAATTCTTCATTGATAGTATCCTCCTTTCCAAGTAAATAATCTTCATACTCTTTTGTATATACTCTATTATTATAAGGTTTATTTAACTTACCATTAGTTTTTTTGATTTCAGCAAGTAAAAACTTTCTATGGTCTTTACTTATTAACTTATTAAAGTTGATAGTCATAACTCTATTCAACTCCATATCATTTTTAATTTTTCTTCTTTCTAGTAGTACTTTTTGCATCTCTTTACAAATACGATACGAGTTCTTACTATTTATTTTATTATGCTCTATAAAATGTTCTAAATCACATCTCTTGCTATCAGCATAAGATAAATCATTCGCCAAGTTATCAGTATAGTCTTGAAGTAAATCCAACTCCCCACATATCTCTTCTAACTTATTTATTATTTCCATTGTCTTTCATTGCTTCAGTTTTAGACTTGTCTATTGTGCCATCTTCATTCTTTTTATCCCAATTACGATTTAAGATACTTGTATTAGCCCAATAATCCATACTCCAATACTTGAAATCTCCAGCAAATAATACATCAAACTCGGTTTTATAAAACAATTCCTTTTCCCCTTTTTCTTGAATATATTTATTTAATGCTCTTACCTTTTCAAGAGTTTCAGGGTCTTTGGCATAACAATACTCGTGGGGGTTAGTCTTGGAATAAGTTTTAGCATATCTATATTCAAGACTTTCAGCCACATTCATAAACTCTCCAATGTTTTTAATTTCCACTTTTCTTCCCCCTCCTGTCTAATATTTTTAATTCATCACAAATTATGACGATTTCTTCGGCACCCTTGCTACCACTTATTTCTCTCATTATGGCTCTTCCTTTAATTCCAATTTGATTATTTAATAATAATTTTGAAATCATTTCTTCAGTCATTTCTACTGGGATATACTCATTATGAACTTTAATATCTATTTTGTTTGAATATATTTCAGCAACTTCTCCCATTAACACAACTTGATTAAACATAATTCTCCCTCCTCATATAATCAATAATGTTTTTTATATCTTTTTCAGTTAAATCTATTATGTGATAAAAATCTTTTTTCTTATCATATATACTTTTGAAAATAATTACATCTCCATTTACTACATCGTATCTATCATAAATAAAGAAGTTAGGTTTTGAGCCATCAGTTTTATGATATGGATTAAAAGCCACAGTCAAATCACAAACTCCTAACTCCAATGGAGTATAAACTAGGTCTTTTAGATTTAATAACTTATTCATATCTTCAAACTTCCCTTTATAATCAACGATTTCAATTTCTTTATTACTTCTCTTGATTATAATTTTACTCATCGCCTAACTCTCCTCTCACACTTTTCTTTGCTAACATAACCATCTCATCTAATATATCTTCATCAACTATGTTAAGTCTTAATAAGTTTTCAAGATAAGATGTAGTTGCAGTAATTACTGATACTTTATTTGCAGTTTTAATCATTGCTTTACTATTTGGCATACCTTGTTCTCGCCATATTCTAATATCTACTTCATAATCTTCATCATAATTAAAATCTTTTTTCATAATCTACTCCTAACCTAAAATAATTGTATCTTCTTTTGTTGCAACTTCTTCACAAATACTATCTTCAGCACCGGCTTGTTCTACTGAACTAAACTCGTACCACATATAATGATAACCATTACCCTCGTCATCATCAGCAGTCATAACAACCTTATCTCCATTACCAAGTTTGATTTGTTCTTGGCAAAGTTTATAAATATCTTTAACAGTTAATGCTTTCATACGACACCACCTAAACTAATGGTTTAACTGATACTTTAATATAATCAGTTTTATTTGTTTCTTTGGAATACTTTTCATATAATCCATCTTGCTTTAATTTAGCAGTATCTACCGATACACTTTTAGATTTAGGAAAATATTGTATTACAACTCCATCTTTTTCAATTTTGTTTTCACATAAAGCAATATCTTCTTCACTCATATTTCTAAAGTTTTCTAGTGCAAGTTCCTTTTCAGCCTTTAATTCTTTTTCTAACCTTTCAATTTGTAAGGTTAACTCCCTAATTCGTAAAGTATTCATTTTTCTTACCTCCTAATTCCTTTACCATATTGGTCTATTTCATAAATGGAACAAGTACGACCATAATACTCATCACATTGTGTAGCAGTTTTTGAATATGATTTCATTGCTACTAAAAGCAAAATCATAAACACAACCCCCATTCCTACAACAACTAGGAAATCTTTAACCCATTGTTTTAAACGATACTTTTTCTTTCTTTTCATAATATCACACCTTTCTAAAATAAGTACTACTACTTTACTTATCTAATACTATTATACTACTTCTATTGTTTTTTGTCAATGGGGTAAAAGAAGATTTTATACTTTTTTTATTCCTTTACCCAAACTTGTAAAACATCTCCATTTTTCTTCTTTTGTACTAATTTTAAAGATGTTCTTTTTCTTATTTCAGTATTAAATCTTCTTAACTTATAAGCACTTTCATTTTGATTAGTACACCAAAAGACATAATCATTATAAGCATCTTTTGATATTTTCCCAATTAACTTTTCATCATCAATGTAATCCAAATATCTTATTACATTATTAACTTCTCTATAATAATCTTCCATAACTTCATCAACGATTTTTGGAATAGTGAAACCTTGATTAACAAATACTCTCTCCAAACCTAACAATGCTTTATTTAAAATATAACTCTTGGCTTCATCAGTTGTAAGTTTATCTATAATAAATGGGTCAAAGTCCGGTTGGTCTTTTGAGATTACAGCATTAAATGGAATTATACATAATCTTCTTACCATACCATTTGACTTATCTTGCATATTTGGTAAGTTATTAGTTGCAAATATAATAGTTGCAGTATTTCTTATCTTATAAGGTTGTTCGTGTTTCTTTTCAACAGTAATCTCTTCTCCAGTTACCAACTTTTTGAAAATACTACTATCAGTAATATACTCATCACTAATATCATCTCCAATGTTAGCCAACTTATCAGTTATTTCAGCCAACTTGAAATTATGATTTATTTCCTTAAAACTTAAACTGGAAACATTATAATCTCCAAGGAGTGAAATAATTGCATCTAGTAAAGTTGATTTTCCGTTAGACCCATCTCCAAATAAGATAAATGATTTTTGAAACTTTGAAGTAGGTATCAAACAATAACCTATCATTTCATAAATCAAACTTTCAACTTCTTTATCTCCACAACACACTCTATTCATAAACTTATCTACAACTTCACACTTTTTAATTTTAGGGTCATAAGTTGCATTTATTAAAGTTGGTATGAAGAAGTCTTTAGAATAATCATATTGCTTTCTATCTCTAACATCTACAATACAGTTCTTACAAATTATGTAATAATAACTTATCTCCGGTATCTCCGGTGCAACTAATCTCAAGTAATCCAATACCTCGTTTCGTTGATTACGATTTAAGTTAGGAATATGTTTTAATGCAAGTCTTTCTATAATACTACTATCACTTGTATAATGATTTTCATCGTAAACATATAACAATTTATCTCGTCTTAAAATGTTGTAGTTATTACATAACCATTTTGCATACTTATCAAATAAGAACTTATTTTTATCAAAGAAGTTAGGTCTAACATTATCAAAACTTTCATCTCTTAAAATAGTTTCAAGTTCTTTATAATCTAATTTATCTCCAAGTATATAATCATTTATGATGTAAAATGTTTCTCTAACTTTTTCCTTTGTCATATAATTAACGAGAGTGATTATATAACTAAATAACTTATCATTTCTACCATCGCCTTGTTTTAATCCAACTAACTCAAAACTATGGTTGATAGGTTGTAACCAAAATGGTACTTCATCTAACTCTTCAAAATCAAAATCAGTAAGCCACTCTCTCCATTCTTGTTCTTGCTTGATTTTTGTATAACACAATTTTCCATAACTCCTAACATCAACACTAATTCCAATAGGAGTTTTTATTTTTATATTATTACTCAATGGCTTGGAACTTCTAAACCAAAAATGTCCTCCACGAGTTGATTTCATAATATTACATTTTACTTTTTTATCTAATATAATTTCTTTAAGTTTTAAAAACTCATCGTGGTCGTCAACATCAAATACAACAAATGGTTCTTGAATTAAGACCCCAAGGTCTGCATAATATTGTACCGTACTATAACTATATGATTTATCTAGTTTTTCTTTTGGTGTTTTATCACGATTAAGTTTTATAAACTTCATATCTTTTAGTTTCATTATTTACCTCCCATATAGTCATTTAATCTTTTATAGGTCATATCTATATACCATTGTTTATCAATTAACGACATATCTAAATCACTTACATCTCTATCCCATATAAAAGTATTTGATGGGTGGTTAGCAACCATCTCTTTGTTCTTGCCCTCTTTTTGCTTGTATAATCTACCAGCATTAAATCCAGCAAATGCTCTATTAACAAAGTTAGTTGGTGTTTGTACTCCATCGCTTTCAAAGAACACTCTATCGTATGTTTTACCAACTTTAGACACGATTTGATAATCAAGTGGGTCATTGTTGCTATGGATATATTCTTCAATGGAAACATCGTTTATTAAGTGTTCTACTAGGGCTTTATCTATAACTGACAATGTTCTTCTTAAATCTCTTGGTTTATATTGTCTTACATAACCACCAACAGCCTTAACACTTCCATCTTCTTTTTTGAATACATAATTATTAACATCTTTTTGTACTATCTTAACTCCATAACTGATTTCCATAACCATTCTAGTTCTCTCTTCCCAGTCTTTTACAACTTCTTTAACTTTATCTTCATCAGTTGGAATAATTATAATACCATCAGTATTTGACTGAACTACCTTACAATATGGCTCAAGATTTTCAAGTAGGTCAACTAACATAACTTGACCCCCTATACAAATATTATTCGCCATTCTAGGGTCATATAAATTACAATACTCATATTTGTAGCAACCATAAGTTGTATTCAAAACTAACTTGTAAGCATCACTTAACTTTTTATTAGTTTTCTTTAATACTATTCGGTCGGCTTTCATTTTAGCATATAACTTTTTCTTTTCTTGTGGAACTGACCTTGCAAACCAGTCATACTCTATCATCATTGATGGATAATAACTTGCAACATCTATATTCATTAACTTACCACTATAACTGAAATTAGGGATAGCACCGTGAATACCACCTATACCAAAAGTATGTGGTACTCCACAAATATCTAACTCTAACCCTTTTTGCATATCGGTAGGTTGACTAAAATATTCTATAACCTTTTTATACTTTTTAATTTTTAAGTTCAACTGACTAAAATCAAATGGGTCATTTGCATCAGTACAATTAAACTTTCTTTCAGCACCAAGTACTCGTTCAATGATGGCTTGATTACCTTTATTAAGATAACTTTTATCTAAACCAAACTCATTACAAAGATAAAGTTTAGTTTCAAACTCACTTTGAGTTTTTTCAAACAATAAACAAGTTGCATCTACATCTCGCTTACAATATTCAATTACTTTATCCCATTGTTCGTAAGTAAGTGAATTAGTTTGGTTGAAGTCAATAGGACACTCATCAATACTAATTCCTAAATATGCTTCATTTTCTTTAAGAGATGTAAATCCAAGTCCAAATGAAACATCGTAAGAATAAAAGTTAATATCACTCCATTTTGCAAGTCTATATATTCTACCACTTTTATCTTTATTGATTATAATACTTGATACATAATAAGGGTCTATATCTAATAAGATAGACTTTAAAATATAATTATCATAATTTGAGTTGTTATAACCTATAAACAAACTACTTTTATTTTTATCTAAATACTTTTTTAATTCTTCTTTATTATTTTTAATTATTGTATATTTATTACTAATTAAATCTTTGAATACAACTAACCAGTCGTATCTAAATACTTCAAAGTCAAATCCTATCATATACTAAACTCCTCTCTACTTTAAAGTAAGACAAAAGAGATGGAACACTTAACTCCACCTCTTTTAATCCAAACTAAATCAAATCAAATGAAGTGTTAGTATATGAATTACCGTTTTTCGCAACTGATGTTTCAACTTTAACGATAACTTCTTTATTTAATCCTACCCCCAAATGATTAAATGTATATTCAATACCTTGTTCAGTATCAATACCTAACTTTTTAACAGTTGTTGCATAACGATTTAGATTTCTTGATAATTGAGTTTCATCATTACCACATAACATAATAAATTGTTTATGTATTTGGTCTTTAAACTCTCCCTCCATAATTTTATAACTGATAACGAACATTGGCTTACCAGCCTTGCTTTCAGTTATTTCTAAATCATCAATGATGGCTTTATAATTACCATCAGGTATTTGAGTATAATTACTAAACTCACTTTCATCTTTATCTTTAACTTGATTAAATAATCCGTTTAACTCTTTTAAATCATTTTTATTCATAATATTTTCTCCTCCTATAACATAATGCCATTATTTAGCATTTCTTTTACTTCATTTTTAAACATATCTAAGAACTCATCAACTTTATCTTCTTTAAGTTCCATATTTTTTATTGCAGCACTAACTCCTTGTGCTAATAGGTGGACTAAATCCCTTTTACTTCCCTTTGCTTCAAATTGAGTGCAAGTCTTACCACCAGTTATTTTTATATATTGACCCTCAAAGTCGCAAGGTTTAGAACCATCTAACTTACCTTTGATTTTTAATAACTCATCAACAAATGCTTTTCTCTCTTCTTGTGTATCAGTTGGCATAGCCATTATTTCATCAAATGTTTTTCCAGTTGCTTCTTTTGATACTTCTTCAATACCTTTAATAAACTCTTTAAAACCTTCCATTAAATTATCAATTAACTTACTAAAATCTTTTTCCATTTTATCTCCTCCTAATTCTCAAGATTTTTAATAAACTCATCGTAAGTATTTCCAATTATTTTATCTTTAATTGGTAATCTTTGTCCGGACTTTTCATTGTCATTTCCACCAAATGAGATTTTAAAATTATCTCCATCTTTATAGCAATGACCTACAAAGTGCATTATTCCACACATTTTGTTTATGATTACTGGTGGTATTGTAGCCGGACTATAAATTGTTCTTGTAGTTCCAAGTTTTCCTTTTTCTTCTTTTTCAGCATCGTGGCTTACAAGAACTATGTTAGCATCAATATTTCTAATTTTACTAATCATATACCAAAATTGTTCTCTTAATAAAGTCCAACCTTTACCATAAGTATTAGCACCACTAGAAGTAAAATCGCTTTCGTGTTCTATGTGATTTTTATTTAAAAACTCTTCTCTACACATATCGTATATATGGTCTAACACATCTAATACCAAAGTATCATATTTAGTTGTATCAAAGTTTTCAAGTGCTTTGATAAACTCTGCAAAAGTTGATACTACAACACCAGTAGAGTTTTTATAAAATTGTAAGTTCCCATCAGTATTTATAACAAATGCTTTGGGGAAACTATCAGCAAAATATGACTTACCACTAAATGGAGTACCATATACCCAAACTTTATACTTCATAATGTTCCTCCTTTCTAAATAAGTTAGCAGACCTTACTGACTATACTACTTTACTTATCTAATTTTATTTTACTACTTTTATTGTTTGTTGTCAACACTTTCTTAAAAAGTTTTTTTGAAAATTATAAATATCTATCATTATAAGGTAATAACTCAAGATTTCCATCATCAATAAACTTTAATACTCGTTCAACATCTTCAATATTATCAGTAATAAATGCAACTCCACCAGCATCTCTAATTGCTTTGATTTTCAACTTTTGAATATCACTAGCACGACCTTTGCCAGTTGGACTTTTAACTTCTATTGCAAGGAAGTACCCACGATAGCAACAAAGTATATCAGGTATTCCACTTGCTTGATAACCCCCTCCAAATATTTTCTCACAATAAGCACCTTTACTTTTTAATAAGTTCTTTATTTGAGATGTTAACTGACTTTCGTTTTTCATTTCTTATATAAACCTCCTCAATGTTCTTTAACATTTTTGAAATACCTAAACAAGTTATATATATTGCACTACTAACAATAAATCCCAAGATAGATACTATCAACATTGCTAATCCTAAAAGAAACATATTATACCTCCTTTCCAATTAAAAAATAGGAAATCACTTTTTCTCCTTTGACCTCCTATCAATATAATCATCTAATTCCTTAATTAGTTTAAACTTTTCATACTCATCATTAAGTTTAACATAGTTAAAACCGGTTTTAGAGATGTGTAATAATGCTTGGGGAACATTTGGACTAACTACTTTGTTAGCAACTCCTAAATGCTTGTAAGCACTTGTCTGCAACTCCACATAAGGAAGATTATAATCATAGGTAATCTTAAAATCAACTACAATTTCAGGGTCGTCTTTTGTTTCACAAACCATATCAATTATTCCAACAACATCATCAGCACTCAATTTGAGTTCAGTATGTTTAGGTTTAACTTGATATTCTTTAACCCATTTTTTATAACTATCAGCATAAATTAAATATTCAAAATTGATAGTTGGTTCTTCCCCACCCTCAACTAAATATTTATTGTATGCCTCTATCCACTCGTGGACTGCACTTCCTCTTTTTCTAGCATTTTCTAACACAGCCTCCGGTATCTTGCTATCCATAGG